AGCGTGTCATTCTTTGTCAATTTATAGCCTTTTGATTTCAGCAGACTTATCATTTTGTCAATACCACTTGATTAGACTGTAATTCTTCAGCTGTTTCAATAGTTCCATCTTCGTCAGTATCATAATCAGCCTTTAACGTGGTCAACTCACTTTCGTAGTTTTCCTTAAAGACGTTATATGATTCATTGAATATGTCATCAGTATCGGCATCTTGTCGTTTAGCCATACAGATCAACTCTAACGTCTTAGTCAAATGAAGTTCTTTCACCTGAGCAGTTGTTATGAATAAATCAATGTCTAAATTTCTATTACGCATTTCATTCTTAATAATGTCATAAGCACGATTAATATAAGAATTGTAATCAAGATAAACGATACCAAACCCAGTGGACGAATCCACCGCATTAGATACCGCATCGAAACCGAATGTGCCAGTTGAATCAGTATATGAAGTAATTACAGCATCAACACCAGCATTATCACCCGTAGTAAAGCCAACAGTAGCACCAACAATTTCAGCTTCTACAAGGTCAGTTAAGCGACCAGATACAAGTGTAGTTGTTGAGCCAGAATCAGCCTTTTCAAAGTGGTCTGCCAGTATTGGTAGTGCCGCAATGATGTCTGCATTTTTAAGCACCCACGCCATTGTTATACCTCGCTAAATCTCGTCACTAATTCCTTCATGGAATCGTAATGAGATTGTTTAGAAAGTGTGATGACATCACCCGCGTTAAACGTGTAAGTGCCACCATCAATGCCATGAGTACCCGTAATCAGTGCTTTCAATTGATGCTTAGTAGCCTTTTTAGCTACCGCCTTTTTAGCTACCTTGCTCATGATTACGCTGAAGTAATTACTTCTAATGCGTTCTGATCGATTACACCGTATTTCATTACGCCATACCAACCAACATTAACAGTACGTCCAAGGTTATCAGAACCTTCAACAACTCTTAAAGATGGAGTAGAAGCAACAGCCTTACCAAGTGCGTTCATACCGAAACAAGGAACAACACCAGCAGTAACATTAGAATCTTCAACTAATGTGAATCCCTCTAAAGCACCAACTACGCCAGAAGTGGCCGCGCCAATATCAGTGTTTTGAGCGATAGTAATGAAGTCACCTTTAATGTCAGAGATTTGCGTTGGATTAACAAACGCAACATAACGACCATCTGGGAACTTAGCAATACCAGCGTTAGCAAGTTTAGTATATGCCGCACGTAAATCAGCTATTGCCAAAGTACCAGAAGAAGCCGCCGCAGTTGAGTTAGAACCAGATTCAACAGCCGCAAGACCTAACTTATCAGTTGTTTCACCAAGGTTAACACCAACTAATTCAGCAGAAGCTAAGTCAGCTTTACCAGCAGTAGCGATGTTAGCTAATGAAGTTGAAGTAATAACTGAACCATATTCAGCCATAGTTAATGACACCTTAGTATCAGTCATTGTTGTGCTTGAAGCCTCAGTACCGTCAGTCAATGGAGTTGTTGCCGCCGCCATTCTTGAGAATACAGTAAACGCAATTGAGTTAGCCATATCGTCTTGTCTGATTGTAGCGTACGCATCAATCTTGTTGTAAGAAGAACCAGAAACGATCACCGCTTGGTTCATTAAATCTACTACTGAATCGGCAAGTAGTGCTTTTGTATTTGTAGCCATTTTATTTCTCCTAAGAAATTATAGTTCGTTTTGGAGTGCGTACAATTCAGCCATAGTTTTAGCACCTTTAACTCGTTCCGAAACATCTAATGATGCACGGTTTGAAGTTGAATCTACTTTCTTTGGTTGAACATCGCCCCCGTTAAATAAATAAGGTTTATCACCTTTTAATTGCTCAATAAACGCTGACTGGTCAAAGTCCTCAGTAACACTTGCTTGTGCTAATAAATGTTTGAAGTAATCAGCATCCTTGATACCATTCTTGCTTACAACTTGCTGAATAGTGGCATCTGCCTTTATCTGCTTGTTGTTAGCTTCCAAGCCTTCAATCGTATTATTCAATGTTTGAATCAGTTCAGCCGCTTTGTCCATATCGGACTTATTAGCTTCATCTGTTTCGCGTTTCGCATTGATTAACTCTTGTGCTTGTTCGATTGAATCAACACCCAACATATTAGCTAACTCTGATTTTGCTCGGTTTGCACCCTTGCTAAAACCTTTGTCAATTAATGAATCAAGTTTTGATTGTGATATAACCACCTCATTTACAGACTTAGGAGTTTCGTCTATGCCGTTTGTATGCTCGTCAGCCATAACATTTACCTCTTATATATAAAAAGTTGTTTAAATAATAACACTATCTTGTTGTTTTTACAATAAATTTTCCAAGTCTGCGTTTTATCAGTTTCTTTTGTTCCTTGTCTAATCCAAAGAATTTACGACCATATTTTACTTGGTTGCCGTGAGCCTTTGCGTTTTCGTTAGCACTGCCAAAGAATAACCTAACGCCATTCTTAATCTTTTTACGTGTAATTGAATGAAGCATTGTTCCACGATCAGTCAGATTGACCTTGCCAGTTTTGTTGTAATTCTTTGAATATGCCTTAAAGCCTTTCTTGTTTTTATCTTTGCCAGATTGGGTGCGGTTAATAATTCCAACGATTAAACCCTCAGATACTGAATACAAAGTATCGCCAGTGTTTTTAATTCGTTTCTTATATTTGCCTAAATTAAGCTTCTTTTTAACACGCATACCCATTGGCTTCGGCTTCCTCTTTGCTCATCTTATAGAACCTATGACGGCAGTTATAATCACGTTCTGAATCGTTTGCTAATCGTGATTTCTCACTGTCGTTATAACAACTATTACGTTTTAATACATTACGACAAAATCGTCTTGTTCGACCATCATTAACACCAACATACACCCAGACACCTTCATCAATATCAGTTGCTCTTAAATCAATGACTTCTTGTTGAAACTCACCAATTGCTGTTCTTGCGTATGTCTGCGAATACTTAGCTAAGTTTGAACCCTCTAATGTTTGAGCAATACCAGTAGCCATTGTATCCACTGAAGCGTCAGATATAACGAACTTATATAACTCACGTTTAACACTTAAACCAACATCATCACCAATACGAATAAAGAAGTCGCGTTTCATTTGTTTGAGTATCTGAATCTTAGTAGCATCATCTGCTGTAAAGGCAGTCTTTAAACCACCAGCATCAAATGCTTGTAATGTTCCAGCGTAAATTGAATCAAACTGCTTATCTATTAATTCATTAATTAGTACATAGTACCCAGCTTCTTTTAATGACTGCCGCCAGATGAATTCATACTGTAATACATCGTCTGTACTCAATCCAGCAAGTTTAGCTTGTGCGATTCTTCTAACACGATCAAAGACTTTTTCAATCTCACCGTCAAACTGTTTGATAAACTTATCAATATCAGCTTGGGATTGATTATAAATTGCATCAAGCGTTGGCATTTATTCCAAGTGCTGTCATCGTGTCAGATAATGAACCACCAGTTTTAACCTTGTTAAGCATATCGTTACGGGCATTGATATTGTCATCAACATCTACACGCGCATCTTCTTCTGTTAAGTCTGGATTATTACGCATCAACACCTTATGCGGTGAACTAAGACCTAAGTCGATTGATTGTTGGTCAATACCTAATTGTTCTGATTCAGATGCTGGGTAGTTTGGTTCAACAAAGTCAACACTCATATCACCAGCAATAGTCTTGCCATAATAATCAGACACTTCAACGATTAATCCAAACAACTCTTGTTCATAGACCTTAAAGTCTGATTGTTGTTCTAAAGTGAACCTATCAAGTTTAAGGTTTTCCATCTGCAAAGCAAAGCCTGAAGAAGCTTGGCTTGTCATTCTGAATTGAGATGGTGAAACACCGTAACCGATAGCAAGGTTGTTAGCTAATTCTTGTACAACCCTATGTAGTTGTTCGTAGTTAGATTGTAAATCAAGTACGCTTATCTCTGTGTTCTGACCAGTTAGCGTTAGTATGCTTAAAGGGTCGAGAACTTGTCCGAGCAATTCACCTACGTTGTCACCTTTACCAACTAACTGTTTAAATGATTGTGTCTTGATTATATGGTTTAAAAACGTCAGATGAACTGCCATATCGATTGTACCACCAGTTAAATCATCACCAGTGAAAGAATCAAAGAAAGATTCATCGCGCCAACCATTATGCAAATACACAAAAGGCAACACGCCAAACGGGTTAATCATTTCATCGTTATCTTCAACGGCTACAATCTTATCTTCACCGTTCTGCTTATCAATATAGTAATGTTCATCTTTAGACCAATACGCCCAGCGTTCAGTCTTTTCATCTTTACCAACCATCTCAACGAAGTATGCCACCCATTCAACTTCACCTTGTGAATATCCAACCTCGGTTAAGTGTGGCAGTCTTAGCATTATCTTCGGTTGTTCTTTGTCGCTATCCCAACCAACCTGAATTAGTACATCGTTAAAAGCGTTCATATACTTATTAGCTTGAGCCATTGTCTTATCAATTCTCAAATCATTGTATAAGTCTTGTGCTTCATCGCTTTCAAACTCACGATTAACACCAAACGAATATACGTTACTAACAGCGTTGATAACTTGCTTGTATATGTTGTTGTTTGTGTTTAGTTGAACGTCTAACTTCAATTGCGCGAATGCTCTGTATATCTTGCCCAATTTAGATATGACTTGTCCGTCATAATTATCGTCATACATTGCTTTACGCAGTGCGAATTTCTTCAGTCTTGCAGTATCATTCATTAACCAACCCTCATTCTAATATTCCGAACTTCAGTCTTATGTAAGCCGTGTTCGTATTCTATGTAATAACCCACCGAATCAACAGCGTGGCTTAAGTCTTGGTTAGACTTGTCAACTTCGCCCTTGTCATTGTATGACATCTGCTCTAAATCATTGATTAAATGATGATTTCTTTCGCATATCGCCATCTTAACATCACCGTTACCATTTCGCAATAGAGAATTAAAAGCATTAATCCTATCTTGTACGCGTGGGTTAGCTGTTTTAATCTTCATCTTATGCCACCCAGCATTACGTATCAAGTCATAGTTAGTAACCGCAGTACCTTGTGACCTTGCTTTACCAGCACTATCACCATAGATAGTAGCACTGAATAACTGCGCACCAAGATGTTCATATTTCCGCTTTAAATAATCAAGCGAATCAACTAATGGTTTGCCTTTAATAATAGCGTTATCAATTACTGTTACTTTGCCATCTATCATTTGAATTAGATATATTGCATTATACGGGTTGATGTTAAAGTCAAAGCTGATTATGAGCGGTAGGTTTGGATTAATGTCCAGATTATCGCAAACGTGGACATCACGATCAAACTGATGGTAAATGGCACTACCATTAACATTAATAAACTCACCAAGCAGATACTGTTGAAGCAGTTTTTCATCATAAGTATCTTTTAATGTTGATATATAATCATCTGGTAGATGTGGATTGTCATACGTTGAAGCCTTAATCAATCGGTAATTATCTGGCTTGTTAGCCACCAATATATTATAAGCAAATCTGTAACCCTCTGGCGTTCCAACCAGATCAACTTGGTTAGGTTTACCGTCTGGCAATTTAGAACGATTACGAGCCAATATCTGTTTGAACGCTTTATCCATCTTAACCTTTGGCATAGCATCTGTTTCATCGATTAATGAATATCCGACTTCATAGCCAATAATATATTCTGGTTCGCTCATATTACGAAAGATAATCTTACCGAAGTCTTTTATTAGTAATTCTTTGTCTGATTTGTTAAGCTGATAATGTAAGCCTAAATCGTTACAC